GAGCAAAGGGGGTGGGGGTGCCGGGGGTGGGGTCGGAGATCGGGCGAAATGATATTATACCCTGAAGACGCCCCGCCCCACGCTCATATAGTACATATTGTTCAAAATATACAAAATGTATAATTGCACATATTGTTTGTACAAAACGTTCAATTATAGTAGGGAGAGGCTTATTGCACATATTGTACAATTAAAACCATGCGTCCTGCGGAGTATAATAGGAAGATCGACGCAGAGACCGGATAGGCGAGAATTTATGATTATGGTCTTGACGGGATTTGGGTAATGAGGCATGGGGTTGTGCACGTCCGATAATCATCCATGCACATAAGGGTGAACCGAAGTGTTGGGCGTGCACTTTCACACAGGGAACGACATGCCACGTACACTTGAAGAGCTTGATGCAGCGTTTGACGACTTTGTAGAGGGCGCGCCGACTAGCGAAGCTGTACAAGCCGAGAGCGTCACACGACAGGTTCAGGCTAAGACCGCGCGGCAATCTGTTGAACGTGTGGATGCGCAGTTAGCGCGTGTGCGTAATTTAACATTAAGGCGATAGGAGAACACCATGCCGATTAACAAAGAAGACAAGAAAGCGGGAGCGAACCCCGAAGACAAAAAGAAGGCAGAGAAACCTGCGGACGATCCACGCATTGCGGAGTTAGACGCAAAGCTCGCAGAGGCGTTAGATAAGTCCAGCGCTTTCGAAACACAACTCGGTGAAGCGAACGAAAAGGTCATAGCCGCTGAACAAGCTGCAGCCGACGCTGTTAAGGCTAAAGAGTTAGCAGAGAAGCAACGTGGTGAAGCTTTAACTGCAGGTGAGCAGTGGAAAGCTGACGCGTTGAAAGCGCAAGAAGATTTAGCGAAGCAGACAGCAGAAGTGGGCAAGCTGACTAACCAAGCCATAATCGACAAAGAAGCGTACGAGAAACTTGAAACCGAATTGGATGACGCGAACGCGCTATTGACTGCAGTCACCCCCGGCGCTCCTGCGACGGACGAAAGCGCAGCGATGGCCAATCTTAAGAAGCAGTTGAAGGCTGCACAGGCCGACGCGAAGAAGCAGCGTAGCCTGCGGATCAAAGCGTCCAACGAAGCGGACAGCCTGCACGGCAATGTGTCTAAAGGTTAACGCCTCTCACAATTTATTGATTAATCTTTAGCCGGGGCTTGCGCTCCGGCTTTTTCTATGCATAAGCATTTGTGCCAGCCAGCCGATTTGATAGAGATGAATGATGACCGATGTATTTGGCGCTGACGGCAAGCTAATCGTAAAAGGAAATGAAGAGGGTGGTACAGCAGACCTTGCAGCGCTTCAGGCGCTTCAGGAAGACGTTGACGCCGTAGAGCAAACGCTATCAGACTTAGAGACTAGCGGCGGTGCAACTACGGCGGTTTACGAAGGTGTCACAGTTGACGCTCGCGAGCCGTGGGAGGACGGGCTAATAATGGCTGACGAACAAGTAAGAGCGCTTGAAACGGGTCTAAACCTTCTTGAAGACGTTGACCATATTCAAGTGAGCTTCGCGAGGAACGTAGATGCAACAGGGGGTGACCTATGGCCATGTCCGCAGCGGCAAATAAGAATTAAAGACATAGCCCAAGACATTACTCAAGGCATGTTGATTAGTCATTTTGACAATCAATTCTTGGCGGTCACGACAACGACTGAAGCCGAATTGATGGCAGGGCGAATTAATTTCCAAGCGCAAAGTCAGAGTGATGTATTTGGTTATGAAATTACCCGCGTTGAGTTCCGAAAGCACGTAGGTGGGTCGCAGCCGCTTGTAGGTTTCAAGTTCGAGGGTCCACCAAATCTTGAAGGCCAAATCAAAGGTCTTGCGGCAATTTATGAACGCACGATAGCAAATGGTGCGACGGATAACCCGATATTCGCAAGCCGTTGGCCGTCACTCGTAAGCGGTTCAGACTTGGTATTTCCTGCCACATTAGAGGGCGCTTTTTCGCGTAACCTTGGCGGCAATGCGGCGGCGTTTGAAACCTTCCAAAACCATGCGCAGGCAAGAAATCCGAATAACCCAATCGGCACACAGGTTAATAGTGGCGGTGGTAATACAGTAAGAAGTATCGACACAAGCGCAAGCGAAACCCGCCCCGCCAACTACGCTATGCAGTGGTACTTCATCATGGATGATTACGTTGATCCGACCACGGTTGGTGTGTCAGGAAGCGCATTAAACAACGCAACCGCAAATATGACAACACAAAACTCCGCACCATCTGCAGGTACGGACCTTGTGATGGACATATTTAGGTCGTTAAGCGGTGGGGTGACAATCAACGATACGAACAGTGAATTTACCCTACCGCAGAGTGACACGCTTTATAGTTTGAAGGCTATTCTTGGTTTTGACTTTGATGGCTCGCCTGTTGGCGCGTGGGAGGTTGAATGGTTTTCAGATGGCGATGTAATAGCAGACAGTCAGGAAGCGCAGTTCCGAGCGTTTTCAGCAGGCGGTCACAGCCAGCCCGAATACTTCAACCCGATTGCGACTGCTATTGTGGATGCATCAGCGGGTCCAGTTGTTGTCTCCCTACGTGTCACGACAGGCGGTACAGCAGGCGTTGACATAACGCGCGCCTATGTTGAGATCGACCAAAAACCAAAATCCGCTATCTTACCCACACCCGTACAAACGGCAGCTGTTGAGTTCCTTTCTGATTTGGGATGGAGAAAGAAAGGAGGTGCTATCACAGAGAGCGGGAACAGCCTTAGTCTCGACACTGCCGCAGGGTCTTATGAGCGCATGACACCCGCAGGCCAGATCGAGACGAACAGCTTCCCTGCAGTCGTTGGATTTGAGTTTGACGTGTACGACGTGAATGGGCGAGTACTCGCTGGCCTGAACGGCGACGATCTGTCAGCACCGCAAACTGCGATTAACCAACTTTGGGGTTACAGCCTAAACGGCACCCTAACGAGCTTCCAAGATAAGAACACCGACGTAAATGATGGCGGCACTTATCGGGTGTTTAGGAACCCCGCAGACCCGACACAGAGAGCAGTGCTGTTACCCCAGTTTATTGAGGGGTCGGTGACAACAGCCGTCTATTTTCGTGACGTGAGAGGTTTGATTATCCCTGCGGCCCTTGACGGGTGGGATCAAGTTGCTAGGGTTTTTGTTGACGAAGATGCCGTGAACATCACGTACACCGAAAACTTCATGACTAAATTTGTTGACGCGTAGCAAGTACGCAACCCTTACAAAGCCCCTAAAGGAATAGCAACATGTCAGATACAAGACCCGTGTACAAAGAAGACTTAGATGACTTCAAGAAACACATGGACCGTCAGTTTACGGACATAAAGAACTCTAACGCGGAGATTTCGCGCAGCATAACGGAGATAAAAGTTAAAGATGGCCAGCAGGAAGTTAAGATAGAGAACATAGAGAAACGTCTTAACAACTTCTTTAAAGCACTTACAGCGTTAGGTGTAAGCTTTGCGGGTGTATTGATTAAACTATTGGTTGACCATCTAGGAAGCTAGCAACGCGTCTAGCTCTGCCTGTTCGGCCTCTGTTAAAGGAGGTTTAGGAGTAACATCTATCAGTACAGGTGCTTTGTGAGCGACACGAGTACGAGCCATCTCTAAAGCGGAGGTTATAGCTGTATCAGCAGTTAACGTAACTTTGTGCTCTACCCGGTCTGCGAAGCGCTTGTCGCGTTTTGACAACACCCATTTAATGTTGTCGGACATCACTTTAGCCATCTTACTGTCTGTACGGCCGTATATCTCGTTGTTATCAGGTTCGAGCAACGCATCAGCGAGTGCGTCATTGCCGCGTTGTATAGCGTCCACGTACAAAGCGTTGAGCTGTTCGTCATTATCGATGTACTTCTTAAACGTAAGCATACCTACTCTATGCAGGTCGCAAGCCCTAGTCAAAGTCCACCCTTGACCAATGCTTTCAATTACCTCTAAGACCTGAATATATTTATCGTATGTGATCGTCATACAGCCTTACTACCGCGAGAACCTATGGCACGCAAGCTATCAGTTAAGTCAGAGCAAGAGCTTGCGGAGTTTATCGCAGAGTTCTACAGCGACCCTCTCGGCTATGTGATGGCTGTGTACCCGTGGGGTCAACCTTTTATATACGACGACGAAGGGAACGAGATAAGAAACCCTCTAGCGGATCGTAAAGGCCCGGAGCCTTGGCAGTGCGAGTTGCTAGAAGACGTGGGCGCGCACATAAAGAACAATGCTATGTTGACACAAATGGGGCTAGACCCCCTGATATTTAGGTCCGCTATTTCATCAGGTCACGGCGTCGGGAAGTCTGCAGTAGTGTCATGGTTAATATCGTTCTTTATGGGAACACGAGTTGATACACGGGGCGCAGTCACGGCGAGTACACAAAACCAACTAGAAGATAAAACATGGCCGGAGTTGGCTAAGTGGCATAACCTATCGTTAGTAAAGCATTGGTTTGTTTGGACAGCTACGACGTATAGTTTTGCACCCTACCCCGAAGAGAGACGTAAAAACTACAGAACAACAGCAGCGTCAGTGTCTAAAGACAACACCGAAGCTTTCGCGGGTTTGCATAACGAAGGGCGTACGGTGTTTGTTATATTTGACGAAGCGTCGGGTGTGCCTAGTAAGATATGGGAGGTAGCAGAAGGCGCTCTGACTGACGGCGAGGGTTTCTTCTTTGCGTTCGGTAACCCGACGCAACCGCAAGGCTCATTCCCGGATTGCTTCGATAAACATGCTGATATGTACAGAACCCGGTACATTGACAGCAGGGAAGTTAGTTTTACGAATAAAAACCAACTTGCAGATATAATTAAAAAGTACGGCGAAGACAGTGACGAAGTTAAGGTGCGGGTTAAAGGTCAGTTCCCGGAGCAAAGCTTCAACGGCTTTATGCTAAGAACTCCGGTGCAAGAGGCTATGCTTAAAGAGGTTCAATACGATAGTGGCGCGGGTTTAGTGATGGCCATTGACGTTGCGCGATTTGGCGATGACCGTACAGTGTTTGGGTATAGACAAGGACGTGACGCTCGGAGCCGTCCGTTTAAAGTCTTTAAAGGGTTAAGCACAACGCGAGTGGCAGAGTTGGCTATTAGAGAGATTAACATAGAAAAACCCGACGCTATAGTTATAGAGAGTACAGGACCGGGAGCCGGAGTTATTGATATATTGCGTGACAGAGGGTATAAAGTACACGAAGTACACCCCGGATCAAAAGCTATTGAGTACGAACATTATGTTAACAAACGTGCCGAAATGTGGGGTAAGTTCCGAGACGCTATTTACGACGGGAAAGTTGTACTGCCTGAAGACGACGAGCTTAGAGAAGAGCTTACAACCATAATGTACACCATGGATCGCTTCGAGCAAAAGATACAATTAGAAGCTAAAAGGGACATGAAAAAGAGGGGCTTGCCATCTCCTGATAAAGGGGATACCCTTGCACTAACTTTCGCCGTCAATATCGCCCGTCGTGATAGAAACCGCGCCTATGGAGTAGCACGAAATATGGCAGCGCACGACGACAACCCGTTAGGATTTTAACATGTCTGGTCTAGGAGCTTTATTTAAGAAACCCAAAGTGCCAAAGCTGCGCCGTCCTGACGCTCCGGCACCCCCACCAGAGCGGAGCGATGACGAGACAGCGGCTCTAGCTGATAGTCAGCGCCGTCGTCACCTTGCCGGGCAGGGCAGGGCTTCAACGCTTCTCGCCGGACGTAACAGTGCAAGTGGCGCAGTGTCACTACTAGGTGGATCGGCAAGAACCTAATATGTCTGCTAACGATAATATACGAAGCTATACGCAAGCGAAGTCTGTACGTAACCCCCACGAGACATTATGGCGTACAGCTGCCGCACACGTTATGCCGAAAGAGTACAGCAAGTGGCAAACAGACGGCAACCCTACGGTAGGGGGTCCTGCTATATCAACGCAGAATGCAGCAAGAGTTTCGTACGACACAACAGGTAGGCGCTCTTTACCTAAGTTCACCTCTGTATTAGAGAGGCTAGCAACACCACAGGGTCAGATGTGGCATACGTTAACGCCTAGTGATACGAACTTAGCGGCTATTCATGCTGTAAAAGCGTATTTTGATGAACTCACAAAACTACTTTTTAAAATGCGGTACCACCCAAAAGCACGTTTTACTACGGCGTCAAATGAAATGTACGGCCAGATAGGAGTGTACGGCAACGGCCCTATGTTCATCGGTGACAGGCCCTTAAACCCGCGTTCCAAAGAGTTAGGGTTTCGCTATATAAGCTGCAGCATGGCCGACTTGTTCTTTGAGACAGATGATGAAGGCGCTGTCAGTGGTGTGTTCAGACGAATGTGGTTAAACGCAAGACAGATGAAAGCTAAGTTTCCTGATGACAAACTACCTGATGTCGTTATGAGAGAGTTAGAAAAAGCCACGCCAGACGAAGATAAGAAGTACGAGATTTTCCACTACGTCAGGCCACGTCCAAATAATGAGTATGATGAAAGCGCTTTAGACGCGAAACGCCATCCATGGAAGTCTACGTACACTTGTGTAGAGGGTCGTATGGATATAGGGGAAGAGGGAGGTTACCAAAATATGCCGTACCCTGTGACCCGTACAATGACTATGACGGGTAACCCTTACGGTATAAGCCCTGCTATTATCGCCCTTCCAGCACTGGGCAGTGCGTCTGTTATGAAGAAGAGCACTCTAATGCTTGCAAACAGAGCTGCGTCTCCTACATGGCTAGCGCATGATGACGGTGTTTTGAATGGACCTGTCACGTTCAAGCCGAACGCTGTTAACTACGGCGGGCTAGACCCTCAAGGTAGAGAGCTTATTAAAGAGCTTCGGGGAGGTGAGTACAACCTAGCTAACGACGCGTTAGAGATGGAGAAGCGCGACATTGAAGACAGCTTCTTCGTTACGTTGTTCCAAATACTTACCGAGACGCCCCAGATGACAGCAACAGAAGTCATCGAACGTAGCGCGGAAAAAGGTGCGTTGTTGTCTCCCATTATGGGTAGGTTACAATCGGACTTCATGGGGCCGATGATCGAGCGAGAGATAGGACTACTTTCAGAGATGGGCTTGCTGCCTGAAATGCCCCCGGAGTTAGTAGAAGCGAAAGGCGACTACACAGTTGCGTACACATCAGCGCTTGCAAAGTCCATGTACCACGAGGAGGTAAGTGGATTTATGCGAGCCTTTGAAGTAGGTGTGCAAGCAGTACAGGCGCAAGGCGACCCCTCGGCATTAGACCACTTCAATCTCGACGTAGCGCTACCAGAGATAGCCGACCACTTGGCCACGCCGACGCGCTGGATGAACGACGCAAAAACGGTAGAAGCGCTTCGTGCAGCGAGAGCAGAGCAGCAAGCCGCCACTCTTGCCGCGCAGAATGCGTCGGGTCTTGCCTCTGCCGCCACTGCTGCAAATGATATTGAAAGCGCAGCGTAATGCCTGTAGATGTATTTAATGAGGATCAGTACGATCCGTTTAACCCGGAAGACATAGGAGCTGCGCAAGAGCTTCTTCGTAAAAACGCGAACTCCGAAGATGAATTAGTCGTGCGCTATATTGAACGTAGGTCACAGGCCTACGGAAATGTATTTAGCGTAGGTGATACCCACCAAGCTGATATAGACTTTGTTATGAACGACCTAGCAAAGTTTAGTTACGCGTTCGAACCTACGTTTGATGAGAACCAAAAGAAACAAGATTTAAAAGAAGGCCGCAGAGAAGTGTACCTGCGGATAATGGAGTGGGCTAAACTACCCGCAACGGTCCTTCTAAGAAAGTACACTGAACATAAGAACGGATAGCAACAGCCATGCCAATACCAAATGAAGACGGAGGCGCGTCAGGCGCATCATCTGTACTAGGAGCCGAAGGCGGTGGGGCCTCACCGCCACCGCCCGGAAGCAATGCACCTTGGGCGTCAGCAGGAGAAGATGTGTGGAAAATAGGGGAAGGTGATAGCGCTGTCGATTGGTTTGACAGCATACCTGAAGAGAAAGTACGGGAGGGTATCAAAGCCAAAGGCTACAAAAATCCGGGAGAACTAGCAGTAGCTTACAGTAACCTAATGGCCAAGCAGCGTAACCCGGAAGGTACTATCGTTATACCCGGCGACGACGCGACAGCGGAGGAGGTTAGTGCGTTCAACAAAGCGTTCGGAGTGCCTGAAAGTCCTGACAAGTATGACATCGCAGCGCCCGAAGGCAAGGCACATGACGAAGCCTTAATGGGTTTTATGCGGTCCGCTGCGCATAAGATCGGGATGAATAACAAACAGACAGCCGGGTTTGTCAAAGAATGGGATGCGTACGTAGACACAGTAGAGGCAGAAGCTGCAGTAGCAGCAGAGGCAGAAGTCGCTGCAGTGAAAGAGAAGTACGGTGCGGAGCTTCCTACTATACAGGCTGCAGGTCAGCGTGCAGTTAAAGCGTTAGGGCTTTCGGACGAAACGATAGCCGCGCTTGATAGCAGTATGGGTACAGCAGCGGTTGTGGAACTTCTCGCCAAAATCGGAAGTAAAGGTGCTGAAG